GATGCGTGGCTTGAAGTTTGCGCTGACCTGCCAGGGCCACCGGTATTTCATTTACCAAAACATCTTTGACATCCCCATTGACCGAATGGGACGGATCCAAGACCTCGTGATTCAGTTGCAGCGGATGGTTTCAAGGGAAGAGCTTGACATCTTTCTGGAGAACATGGAGGGAGCCTTGAACAAGGCCGTGGATGGCACCGCCGTGAAGAACCTGGCGCAGATTGGCTTTTTGGTCGGGGAGATGCGCAGGAGGAAGGATATGCTCGTTCACCCCGAAGTGATGATGGAGTTGGCCGGAGCGGTGTTGATCCGTGAAGACCAAAACCCAGGCGAGTGGAACAACGAGTTTGAGCAAAAGAAGGTGGAGGCGTTTAGGGAAGCGTACAAGGGCAAGGAGTTGTACGATTTTTTCGTTTTAGCCGGGCTGAGTCAGTTCTTTCCCAATATAGAACATTTAGAAGAAGATTGGACAATCTTCTGGGAGATGGCCTCCTCCCGGCTGGAGCAGACGAGGGAACTCCTGAAATCCGAAATCTCGGCTCGGAACTCTACCTCAACGACTTAAATTGGCGTGAGTTCTTCGTTTTCTTAGCGAGGGGCGATATATTCCTCTACAAGGAGTATATGAAAACATCCGTTGAGGATGTCTTAACTTTGCTCAAGCATTTCCAAGAGGAAAGGCAACGCAAAGCTAAACAAGACACCAATGGCTGATAAAATATCGGTAAGTTACGATGCGAATATAGACGATATGAAGCGAAAGCTTGACGAGCTTATCGCTAAAAACAAAGAACTATCGGCCTACGCCACCGCTGCTGCTAAAGCCCTTTCCAACATCGCCTCGGCCCAAGGGCTGAGTACGATTAACAACATCAACAACTCGTTCAACACCACGGTCAATGTCTTGGCCCAGGTGAACACGAACCTCACCCAGGTCAATGCCCAACTGAACAACACGACCAACAATGTGACCCGGATGGGCAATGCGGTCAATTCAGCCAAAAATCAAATAGATGTTTTTGACAATTTGCTCAAAAGGGTTGCAGCACGAATGGCTGCCTATTTTGCTATTGAGTCAGTCATAGAATTTGGCAGGTCCATTGTTGATGTAACGAGAAAAACGGAGATACTCCAAAACAGGTTAGCCTTTGTATTTGAGTCTGGAGCCGGTGGGCAAGTGGCGTTTGATAGGCTTTACAAGGTTGCACAAAAACTTGGCCTTGAGTTTGAGCCGTTGATTGATGGGTTTTCAAAATTCGGAATTGCAGCAAAAACGGTTGGCTTCAGCTCCGCCCAGGCCGAAGAGATGTTCGTGAAGGTTTCGGCGGGTCTTAGGGCCGCAGGCGCAAGTTCTTTGCAAACTCAACGGGCATTTTTGGCCTTGGAACAAATGCTGTCCAAAGGCGTGGTTTCTGCGGAAGAATTAAGAAGGCAGCTTGGGGAAGCATTACCCGGTGCGGCCAACCTTATGGTTAAGGCTTACAATAGACTGCACCCAGAACAAGAATTGACAAACAGGCAGTTTATTAAGCTAATGGAGTCTGGGGGCATTATTTCTTCCGAAATCCTCCCCGAGTTCACGAAAGTCATTGAGGAAACATTTGCCCCTGCCCTTGCAGGCAAAGCAGGGTCGCTTGATGCGTCTTTAAACAGGGCATCAAATGCCTTTAACGATTTCAAAAGAACCATAGGCGAGGCAAATCTTACCGAAATATCCAATGCATTTACAGCCTTTGGTCAGCGTGTTGATTATGTCAAAAACATATTGACAACCCCATACGCAGAGGGCGAGGGATTTCTTGGAACGATGAAGAGCCTTCCAACGATAAGGAAGGGCATAGACATAATTGGCGCAGCAATCTTCGGGGAGACAGAAGCCGCAAAAGAGGCTCAAAAGGTTGCTGAGTTGAATTATCAATCTTTCCTAAACCGTGTTTCTGGTCTTGTGTCCAAAACGGCGAGAGAGGTGTCTAATGGTGCGGCTGAATCCATAGAGCAACTATCAAGCGATGAGTTGATTAAGGCTTTAGAGGCTCTTGAGCAAAAGATGAAGCCGTTAAGAACCAAGCTATTTCCAACGACTGAAGAAAACCAAAGAATACGGACTATGCAGGCCGCTTATTCTGATATTCTTAATGTGCTTCAATCAAAAGGCCAAAAAGAAACGCAGGTGGCTATGGATGCCGAACAAGCGTCAAAAGACGAAATAAAGTCGGCAAAAGAACTTTTGGCCCTTGAAGAAAAAAGGCTCGTAGCCACGACCGAAGGAACCACGGCCTACTACAACCAACTCGTAAAAGTTATTGAGGCACGCAAGAACCTGGCCAAGATTGAACAAAGGGACACGCCACAAGCGATGGGATTAAGCCTTGCAAAGCTTGATAAAGACCTGGAGAAGGCCCGGAAGATGGTTGAGTCCTTTGACCCGAATGTTGCCGAGGTCATTGAGGAAGGAGTCTATGTGCCACCCGTTGATGCCCTTCAGAAGTTAGACAAGGAGATTAGAAAACAAAGGGAGGACGAGCTTGAGTTAGCCATCGTTACCGCTAAGAATCTCGTTGAAACCGCGGAAGAAGGAACACAAGGAAGGGCCAATGCCGAGCAATGGTTGGCCTTGCAGGTTGCCGAGCTTGAAAAGTTTAAGGTGAGAATATCCACCGATTCCGAGGAATTGAAGGCAGAAAAAATAGCCCTCATTAATGAAAGCCTAAAAAACGAACTCAAAAACATAAACAAGGAAATTGTTGATGACTCCGTTGCATCCAACGAGAAAATAGTTGAGTTGATTCAAAAGGCCAATGACCTCATTGAGAAAACGCAATTAGACACATACAGACGGAGAAGGGCCATTGTAAAGCAACAATTTGAGGCAATGGCTAACGACATCAAAGAGGCGATGTCTCAAACGGGGGACTTTGAAGCCTTGGCCCAATTAGCCAAAGCCCTTTCAGGGGTTGAGCAGGCAGGAAAAAGTGCTATATCAAGCCTTGACTTAAACCAAGTCGGAGAAGTGATAAACGAAATTGGCGGCCTGTACTCTTCGGTAGCAAACATTCAGTCAACGCTTTTGAACAACGAAGCGATTATGCTGAAAAGACAACTTGACCAAAAGTTGATTAGCGAGGAGGAATACAATATGAAGTCGCTTCAACTTGAGAAGAAAAGGTTTGAGCAAGAGAAACAGGTTGCCACATTGGAGGCCACTATTAATGCGGCTTCTGGTATCGTTAAAGCGGTTGCAACGGGCAAGTTTTGGCAGGCCGCTTTAATTACGGCAACGCTTGCCGCCCAAATTGCCGCCATTCAATCTCAGCAGTTTCCAGGATTTAAAGATGGGGTAATTGACATTAACGGCCCTGGCACCGGCACATCCGACAGCATTCCTGCGAGGCTCTCTCGTGGCGAGTCGGTAATGACCGCAGAAGAGACCAAGCGATACAAGCCCGTCCTTCAAGCCATCCGGGACAACAACTTTGAGGAGTTTGTCTCCAAGCGATACATTGACGCAATGGGGAGTCAAAATGTTTCTTCAGCCGTAGGCAATTCGTTTGCTGAAAACTTGACCAACTCGTTTGACCTTCAAACCGCAGAGTTGGCGCATTTGTTAAAGCAGAACAGGAAGGTTGCGATAAAGAATGTTGACGAAATCGCAAGGGCTATGCGTAGAGAAAGCACTTCGGCCAAGGTAATAAACAGAAGGAGATTCAAATGAGCTATACGGTAATTCTTGATGGAGTAACCTTGCAGAACGAGCCTATGGGCTTGATGGATGCAAAGTTGGAGGTGTATAGGGACAATCAGAATCCTGGCATTTTCAATGCCTTCATTTCGGATGTGACCTTTTGGGGGGATGGCTATGACATCCTTCTCCCATATTTTCAGTCGGATGAAACCTGCAAGACCGTTAAAGTAAAAATCATTGAGGATTGTGCTAATGGCTTGAATTTTGATGGAATCATTTATGTTGAAGACCTTGAGATAAATCTTGACAAGTGCAATATCTCCTGCTCCATTGAGGATGATTCTATTATTGGGCGAATCACGAGATTTTCTGACACGAGAGTCCCAATAAACACAGGGCAGAGTATGTCTCAAACATCCGAAGGAGGTGTAACTCTTACGGATATAGGATCTATCAAGAACACCCCTTATTACGACTCAAACACATCTTCCTACACGACCATTGAAAAACGATGGTTTAACATTCTTGAAACGAGCGATTATGTGCTGAAGTATTTGACGGATGGCAAGTGCGATGCCAAGAGCGTTTACTTGAGCGATCCATCAAAAGTGTATCGCCCAGACACCTGGCAGATAACGGTCACTTTTGCTAATCTGCCTTCCGTTGTTGTTCCTGCCGCAAATTGGTGGACTGTTACCTTCAAAATTTCTGGAGATATTTTTGGAGAAGACATCTTCATAAGCTCTATTCTTTCGGGGCTTCAGCCTTGGGCCGCTGCCTACAACTTGGCGAATGTCCTCAGTTCCCACACTTGGAAAATTCTTCAGCCTGGAACGATTGACTTCAGCAATGACGATGTGAACCGAGGCAACATCCCAACGAGGGCTTTCTCGCTGTATTCTCCAACAAATCTTCCTCCTAATCCAGCTACGGATCCTGCACCCATTTATTTGGAGTTTCCTTGGAATGTCTCAAACATTGAGCTTGTGGATGTTAGAAATTGGAACGACACGGTTTCCGACTTAACAAGGCTTCAAGTAACAATAACAAGCCCTGCGAGTGAAGCTGGCGGTGCAAACACAAACTTCAATTACGGAGCCAACAACTTTGTATTTACTTCAGGAAATGTTCTTCGTGCGCCATCGGCAAGTCAATCGGCCCCTTTTGTTGGTAAGGAGGAGATAATGAATGTTTCATTCAGCGACTTATCATCGGGCGTTTACGGACTTTTCAATTTGTGCATCATCCCAAAAAGAAATCCTGACGGAACCTACACGATTGAGCTTGAGCCAGAGCCTGAAACATTTGACGCTTCAACTCAAATCTTTGAGGTCAATGATATTAAGGACTTGATGTATAAGCGTAGCGATGACTTTGTTTTCTCAAGCCTTGAGACCGGGCTGACCGGTTCCAGGACGGGATTCCCTCTGCATCAATCCACGGGATTCACAACCAATGTCTGCTCGGAGAACGCTTTTAATGCGACATCCACATTCTTCCCGTCCAACTATGCCGACATCGCCTTCCGAAGCGATAACCTCGTTGACGAAAACATTTATATGGCCGAGCTTTATACACCGAATCCGAACTCGGTGGCATTCTATCAAGTAACGAAATCGCAATTTGCGACAACAACATCGGGTCAAAACACGATAGGCCGACAGTCATATCAGGAATCATGCTATTCAGTCATAAATCACTTCGTGGCAAGAAATCATATCAATAAGACGAGGAATGGTTATTTGCTCAATGGCAAGGTTATCCCAAAGACCAACAACACTTTTCCTTGGTGGGACATTACAGGTCTTGATGTTTCCATTCGCAATGCCCTTGAATTTCAGTATCCAATTAAGACAAGCCAAATCAATGATATTTTAGCGAATCCTTTTGGGTATATCCTTTGCGATGGAAAGAAAGGGTGGATAAACAAAATATCGTATTCTATTAAAACAGGAATGACAACCTTTGAACTTCTGACCGAATGATTATACCAAATCAACCCATTGTGTGCGTGGATAGCACGCTAAGCACAAAAGACCTCGTTCCTGCGGATTGGAACAGCGAAACGAATTACTACCAAGGAGGCATAACGGTAACCCTGGGGGTTGGAGTCACGGTTTCTGGGCCAACCAAGGGAACGGTTGATTTTAGGAATCAAGGCAACGATTGCAAGAATGCTATTTTAAGAATCCACGTTAGCGGTATAAACTTGCCCGAAGAATGCTCCATTATTCTTAACGGCCTTAGCGATATAAGTATAACGACAACGGGATGGTGGCAGATACCGATTACAACAGCGGAGTTTAGCTTCACCTTTGATTGCCCAGATGCAAGCATTGACATTGACGATATGCACATCTATTGCTTTGATGTGGACGAGCCTCAATGCGACAACTGCAAGACGGGGGAATACTCTCAGCCTATCCTCATCAGCTTTTTTTCTTCTTCCTCGTACAACACCGAATCGTTGAGTGTTCAAGCCGAAGCCATCTTCTGCGATGAATCCATTGCTCCCAATTTCTGCGTTGGAGAGGATTGGACGCTATCGGTATCGGAGCCTTACGAAGATGAAACGGATTGGATTGCCCTTGGTGGAACACCGCCGAATTGCTATTTAACCGTGAGCGGAGGATGCGACCCGGCAGCGACATCTGCGTGGTCGGCCTCTGCCGAAGCCTCTATCAACCTGGTGGAGGAAGCGGCTTACAAGATTGTCTTGACCCTTGAGGAGTTTGACGATGAGTTCTGCGGCAATGTGGACATCCTCGTTGATGGTGTGGCCGTTGAGCAGGGGACTGACTTGGCTTGTCCAGGCGAGTACATTCTTTACTTTACCTGGACGGGAGCAACAGGCTCCTATCCCTTTGAGATTAATGTGGATGCCCAACTCGTTGACGGCAAGTACAAGGCCAAGCTTCGTGTTGCATCCGTTGCCATCTATGAATCCTTTGGCTTTAGCGTTACGCTCCTGCCATCCGATAGCCTTACCTCGGTTGATTACGCCAATAGCGCAAAGACAACCTATGTGTTTACGGGGTTCTACGGAGGGATATACTCCTACGCTTTCTCCTTTGGATCAGACTCTCGTGCCTCCTACTCGGAGTACGATTGCTTTAGGCTTGCCATAACGCAGAACCAAGGATGCGATGAGGAGATGCAATATTGCGTGACGGAAACTTACAAGTGGATTACGGATCCGTGCAACACCATCCGAGTCTTAGCATCCCAGGATGTGACCGACACGAAGGGGGCTTGCGCTTTCGGGTTCACCTATCCATCCAATGACGCATTCAACGATGGTTTCTTCCATCGCACCAGAATCTATGGCGAGTTGAGGAATCCGCAATACGATGGGGAGGTCGTGTCCTATCAGGATAGCGCAGGCCGCAAGAGAGTCGTGTATGCGGAGAGCCGGGAGTTCGTGGAGTTGGCCGTGAACCTCTCGCCGAGGTATGTCCACAACTTTATGCGCCTCGCTTGCAGGCACGACATCTTCAACATGAACGACCTCATCCTTCCTGCTGCCGATTACTTCACTCGCTCGGAGGCGTACTCTCCGACCTGGGTTCGGACACGGAGCGTTGCCCCGGCTTTCCTTGAGGTTGAGGTGAAGGAGCAGAACTTACGCAAAGACCCTTGTTGCGATGGTTTGCCCGTTAATCCCGAAGACTGCGAAACGACTTGTGAGCCTTGTCCTGAGATAGGATAATTGCGTGGCGATTCATTATCTTTGCAATTACATCGTGCGTTGTGGCCTGTCTGCCAATAAATGACGAGATTGAAATCCTTTAATTTTTAACAAAATGGCTTATTTAGAATACGGCTGTACTGCTTTGCCGAATCACGAGCTTGTGCTTTGTGGTGCTTACAACAGGGGCGGTATCTCTGCGATTGGTATTCTTGAGGAGGACGCATTTGGTACCGGGGCTACTTTTGCAACGGCTGCCGATTGGAGCAATGGTGCGAAATACACCACCGCTATCAACGCTGGAGACCTCAAAATTATCAAAAACATTCGTGGAACGGTACCCGATGCATCTCCCGTAGATGTTGACAATCCTGTTGGATGCGGCCCACAAAGCCTCTTGGCTGGGTTTGACTTTACTGCCACCTGGATGGATGCCAACACAACCGATGGAAGCATTGACTTTTACAACGCCCTCAACAAGCGTGTAACGGGATTGATTCTGTACCTGTGTGGCTCTAACGAGGTGATGGTGATCACTCAACCCGTGAACTATGTGTGCCTGCCGGTTAATGTCCCTGCTTCCAACAAGGAGCTTCAGATGTTCAACTGCACGGCCCGTGCTTCGCTCGGCCCAGACCAACTCCCACAGAAATACGCTGCGCCTTCAAACGCAGACGCTATCTTCGGAGTTTAAGTTTCGGTTTGGTTTTTTTGAATCCTCGGCCTTTGGTCGGGGATTTTTTTTATCTTTGCACAGATGAGTGCAAAAACAACGGGGATAGTGATTATGGCTTTTGGAAAGTCAGCCTATCACGAAATGGCCTACAACTTTGCGATATCGGTGAAGGCGTTTGATAGAGACCTCCCAATTCAGTTGATATGCGACAAAAGGGATATGTTGATTCCTCACAATTATTGGGTCTTTGACATTATCACCATTATTGACCAAGAAGATTTGTATTTTGGCGCAGGGTTCAGCCCTGGCAGGGCCAAGACAAGGATGGATAAGTATATGGCCTTTGACAACAACCTATACTTTGACACGGATGGCGTTGCACTCAAATCCCTGCAACCATTGATTGAAAAGCTTCTTGCGCTACCTGAAAGTGGGTATTTCTATTCCCAAGTCGTTTCTTGGGATGATCCAAGAGGAATGACCCCAAAGGCAAACCTAAAAAGGGATGGAGCCGATTTCCCTGCGATGCAATGGGCTACCCTTGACACCATTTGGGAGTTCCACGAACTTGACGAAGACGCTGAGGTGACGGCTATAAATAGCTCCTTTATGTTCCTTCGCAAGGGCGAGAAACTCACGGAGTTCTTCGGGCAAGTAAGGGACAACATTGACAACGGCATCCCCATAGACAGGCTTAAAATGCCCTGGGGAGGCACTTATCCTGATGAACTTGCCTTCAACATCGCTTGCGCTCAATACAAGATTGACCCCTTTTGTGGCGAGAATCCCGTTTACTTCCAATACCGAAATGCTTTATCTCCCAAGATTATTCCTTGGATGATGGAGAACTATTGTGTCTTGGGGCTATTTGGTGGCCCTGGGTTCTCCCACGATTCTGCCTGGGAGCATTCTTGCGCCCTGCTTGGAGAGTATCATGCGAGATTCGGATTAACGCACCAATACAAGTGGCACAGCCTTGTAAGGCAAAAGCACGCAGGAAAGCAAAATGTGATGATAAGATGGAAATGAACGGATTTATCTCGGTGATTACGACCTGCAAGGGCAGGCTTCATCATTTAAGACAGACATTGCCTGGATGGATGGCTCAAGAAGGCGGTAATTATGAGATTATAGTGGTTGACTATAATGACCCAAGCGATTGCTTTTCCTATATTGAATCCCTTAGCGACCCAAGGGTTAGAGCGGTAAGGGCCAACAATGATGACCCCTTTTTCAATTTGAGCAAAGCCCGGAACATAGGGGCTATGGCTATATCCGAAAAAACGGACGTGATTTTGTTCGTGGATGCCGATACCATTATGACCAACAATGTCTTCATAAACTATCATAAAGGCAAAGTGCTGAATCCGGGCAATTTTCTTTGCGGATGGGCTAATGGCAACATGAATCTTGGGGCAGGGGCTTCTGGCAGTTGTATGGTTTGGAGGGATGACTTTTTCGCTGTGCGTGGGTATAATGAGCTGGCAAATGGGTGGGGATATGAAGATGTTGAGTTTTACGAAAGACTTGAGCGGATAGGCAGGCAACAAACAGCATTTCACAACGGCCTTGACTCTATTCAACACAGCGATGAAGAAAGGGTAATGTTTTATCGCAAAAAAAACATCCATGTGACCAGCAACGGCAATCTTTTGACAATGAAGAACAACTTTCAAAGCTCTATCGCATGATTCAGGTCATTAAGGCCAATGAGCATGGCGATTCAAATGTCTTTGAGGTATGCGGGATTCATGTCTATCATTCGCCATACATAGGCATAACTCGTGGCTATGGCGAGTTTATGGACTATTACAAGCCAGAGCCTTCCGCTGAATGGGTTGTGTATCAGCCTCACGATGTGGCTCTTAACTATTTTGATTTAAGGCGTGCCATAGATAATTCTCCTGGAAAGTTCTTTCAATTAAGCCTTTCAAACGACTCTTACGGATCGCATCAGTTTCTTTTTAGGAATGGACGCTTGGGTTGGCACCGTGTGCCTTTCGTTGAGATTATGGTCCCTGTATTCAAGAGGGACTTTTACGATGTCGTGGCTCCCTATATGAAGGAGTCCAAGTCGGGATGGGGGCTTGATTATCTATGGGCGCATCTGTATGGCGAACAGCCTTGGCTTTGTTGCGATTACGAAATGAGGCACAAAAACCCAATAACTTCGCACAAGTGGCGAATTGACGGAAAAACACCTATGGATGAAGCGGAATACATAACCAGAAAATACTTGCGATAATGAGCGTTAAGAAAGGTGTAACCTTTGTGATTCCATCCATAAACAGGCCCACAATTCATCGGGCGATTGATTCTTTGATACGACAAAGCAATCCTAATTGGGAATGCGTTATTGTGTATGATGGCGTTGATGGCCCTTCTTTTAACGATGAAAGGGTTAGGTGCCTAAAGGTTGAGAAAACAGGCACAAGGGACGATGTTCACGGAATGGCTGGCCTTGTTCGCAATTTTGGCATAAAGACCATTGATACGGAATGGGTTGGGTTTCTTGATGACGATGATAGCCTGGACGAGTCTTATGTTGATGTCTTGCTTAACAAGTACGAAGGGTATGATGCCGTTGTTTTTAGAATGAGATACATTGACGGATCGGTTATACCAAGGGTGGAAGATTCTCGTATGTATTTCTCAAATGTCGGAATATCCTTTTGCTACAAAAGAAAGGACTTCCCGATTTTGTTTGACAGCAATAGGAATGGCGAGGACTTTGATATGGTAAACAGACTTCAATCCTTGTGTGAGCGATTTATAGTTGCTGAAGAGATATTATACAGGGTTAACCATTAAACAAAGCGAAAAGTGAGCATTAAGGTAAAGGCAATTTGTAATTGGACGGATTCAGCGTCCTTGTCTAAAATAATCATTCAGCAATCTCTTTATAGCGAATCTGACGGCATTGAGTTTGTTGACGATGACTCATACGAATGGCTTTTTATTTTCAACAACAAAGTTGGTGAGGAGATTCTCGTGCCGAAAGAAAGAGTCATAGGCTTCATCCAAGAACCGCCCATTTCATCGTTTTTTGACAAAGAGATTGGCAAATACTGCTCCGTTGTTTACACTTGCACGGAGCCTCACGCCTACAACATAGACGGCAATATCGTTGGTTTCCCTTGCGGGATGCTTTATCAGATGGAGGGCAATTTGACCGATTATCTGGACGGTCTTGATAAGCAAAGTAAGCGAAGAGTGATAAGTATGGTGACGAGCAATTTCTCTCACGGATTTTACTCGTTTAGACACAATATGGCCAAGGAACTTGCGACTTGCGGATGGGTTGATGTTTATGGAAGGGATTTGGATGTGCCTGGATGCAAGGGGGGACTTGGCAACAAGGCCGATGGCTTGATTCCTTACAAGCTCTCGGTGTGTATGGAGAACAGCATTTGGGATGATTACATATCCGACAAGATTATTGACGCTGTTCTATGTAGAACCATCCCTATTTATGTGGGTGCGAGGAATATCCACGAACATATCCCTTTCGCCATTCGCCTTGAATCTTATCGCAACGCATCCTTCGCAAAGGCTGAGATTGAACACATCGTATCTTCGGTGAATTACGACTCCCTTCTGCCCCAAATGAACGATTGGGTTCGTAAATATGCGAATGAATACACGATTTACTCAAAGATTAAACAAACCATCATAAATAGTTAGCAATGTATCACTCACAGGTAGGGCAGGACGAGTTCGTTGACAATTTTCTTGGCGGAAAGCGCAATGGCCGCTATTTGGACATAGGGAGCCACAATGGGGTTGACCTTTCAAATAGCTATTTCTTTGAGGTTCAAAGAGGTTGGACGGGCGTTTTGATTGAGCCTATGGAGGAGGAATACGCTAAATTGGTAGCCAATCGCAGCGATAAGAATGATTTCTTCAATGTGGCGGTTTCCAATTACTTTGGTACGGCTCAATTCACCAAGATATTGGGGGGATATCACGGCTTGAATATGATTTCGGGTCTAAAACAAAGCTTACACGAAAAGCATCTTGACAGGATTCACAGGGAAGCCAATGAGTCAAATGCCCAAGTCGTAGATGTCACCGTGTCTGTTAGAACGGTCCAGGACATATTGGACGAATGCGAACTCTATCAATTTGACTTTTGCTCCCTTGACACGGAGGGTTCAGAGTACGAGGTCCTTGAAGGAATTGATTTCAGCAAGACCGAAATAAGCATTTTCTTGATAGAAAATAATGGCTATGAGTCAAGGGGGAAGATTGAGTCTTTCCTGAGCGAGAAAGGGTATCGCTTCCACAAAAGCCTTGGGCATGACGATGTTTACACCTTGATTCATTAATTCGCTGGCGTTTATTGGCATTCGCAAATCCCGAATTATACCTTAATTTTGAGGACAAAACCATTCCCAATGTGCAAATGCAGAGGCGGTAAAAAGCGATAGCCATGACAACAGAGGAAATTCTCCCCCTGTTAGACAAAATCATAACGGAGTACAAGAAGTACGAGGTTAAGAAAAAGTCTGACAAGTTCTACATCCCCGATTTCTACCCGACCTATCAGTCTTGCGTGGAGATGGAGATGAGGCTTCGGATTCACTCCGATTACGATGCCTTCCCCGAAAAGCTGTTCCGGGAGAAAGCCCCCAACGAACTCCCTCACGAGTTCAATTATCGGAAGAACATCTACAAGCCCATCACGGTACCTTACTTTCATAAGGCCGTAAACATCGCTGGGCGAGTGTGGAACCGGCAGAATTACGAGGTTCGCTTTGAGGACGCTTCCCAGGAAAGGTATTTCAACGAGGACTATCCTCGCTTTGGTTCGTTGGAGAACTATTTCCAACAGATTGTGAGCTTTATGACCTTGACCGACCCCAATGCGGTCTTGGCCGTTATGCCTACCGACCTCCAATACTTTGAGGACGGCACCTTCAACGATACCATTGAAACCACGCCTGTGGCCCATTGCTTTCACTCCAAGCGAGTGTGGGGATGGAAGGAGGGCGAGTATGCCTTCCTAAAGGCTGATTACGGCTCCGAGGTTGAGCATGGCCGTACCAAGACGGATGATGGCTTGGTCTTCTACATCTTTGACAAGAACGAGATTCAGATAGCCAAGCAAATCGGCAAGAAGGGCGATTACGAGTTTGAGATTGGCCTTTACTATCGCCACAACCTTGGCTATTTGCCTTGCACGAGGCTCGGAGGTATTTCGGTGCAGGAGCATGGCGATTACTATTTCCAATCTTTCTATACCCCTGCCATCCCTGCTTTGGATCAAGCCGTGTGCGACTTCAGCACCTTGCAGATGTCCAAGTTCAGCCACGCTTTCTTGCAGAAGTGGGAATATGTGGATGAGTGCGACAAGTGTAATGGCTCTGGGCAGATTGAGGAGGCGTTAGGCTTTGAGGAGAAAGTGGCCATCGCTTGTTCTAATTGCGGAGGCTCTGGCACCAAGCGGATGTTCGGGCCGATGTCGGTGTACCAAGTGCAGACCCCGAACCGCTTCACGACCGAGGTGGAGACCAAGGTGAACATTCCTCCTGCCGGGTTCATTGAGTTGGATCCGCAAATCCTTGACTTCCTAAACAAGCAAGTCATTACCAATATCCAAATGGCCTTTGAGTTGTTGTCCATTGATGTAATGAACAACGAGAAGATTTCGGGCCGTGAGACCGCCACCGGTAAGGCCATTGACCGGGAGGAACTGTATTCCTTTCTGCTCCGCTTTGCCAACACCATCTTTGCCGACTATGAGTTCGCTATGGACACGATTGGGAGGATGCGTTATGGGGATGCCTGGAAGATGCCTGCGGTTCGTTATCCGCAGAACTTTGAGATGCGTACCGATGCGGAGTTGACCGCAGAGATTAAGTTGGCCCCGACCTTTTCCAAGGCGATGTTGGCCCAGCAATACCTTGACACTCGCTTCCCCATCCAGGAGGAGAAGAGTGCGATAATGAAGTTGAGCGTCCAGGTTGACCCCTTCTTCAATCTTGAAACGAGGGATGTCTTGGCGTTGGTTGCTTCGGGCATTGCCCCCAAGTGGAAGGCGATAATGCACTTTGAGTTGGAGTCCTTGATTAAGGAGGCTTTGTCGGAGAACGAGGAGTTCTTGACGCTGACCTTGGCCGAGCAGAAGGCGGTGTTGATAGAGATGGCCAAGAAGTTGGTGCCAGAGGATGAGGGTTCGTCCAGGATGACTCCCCAAAGCGTTATGAACGCACGGACGGCTATCCCTCCTGCACCGGCAGAGGACGAGGACGAAGAGGGCGAGGAGGACGAATCGTAATATGACTTTAGAGCAAATTCAGTCCAAGAAGCAGAAGAACTTGGACACGATTGGCGAGGAGTTTGGCAAGCAAGTGGAGGAATCGCAGAACGAGGTTCTGCCTCTTATCATTGCCCTGCTCGCTTTATTCGCTTACGACAAGAACGGCAATATATCTTTTGACACGGCCAATTACGCTCGTGTCAATGCCTTTATGGATGGAGTTGATGGGGCCGTTGCCGGGAGCAAGTATTTTGATGCCTTGGTCTTCTTGATGGACAAGGTGGATGCCCAGGCCGAACTTACCAGAGAGATGTACCGCAAGATGGGTCTTGACCCTGATGCGGTTTCCGGCATTGATTACGAAGCCCAAGCGACCTCTATGCTTGAAGACTTGACGAACTTTAAGTCGGGCTTTTCAACGGCCTTGAGAAACTTCATCCTTGCGTCTATTGCCGCTGGCTCTGACCGAACCGCTTTGGAGGAGGGCATTGCCCAAATCGTGAAAGGGGGTGGTGGAAAAAAGGGGTTGCTCTTTGACACGGCCACGCTTACGGCTGACACGATGTTTGCGGTCATTGACCG